CTCCAATGTAACAGCATCTAAGCAAACAATCGCTTATGCTGTTGAGTATGTACAAAGCGAAGGTACACAAACGATCAATAGAGTTGAAAAGGGAAGTTTAAAGGTTGTGCCTCGTCCTTTTGATACAGGCTTAGATCATAATAAGTTATGCTCAATTTTTCCTCATATTGCTGATCTAGCACCTAGACGGGCAAACGGCTTTGAAGAGCAAATATCATCAGCACTTGATGAGCTTGCTTTATATGTAAGAGATTTAATTGTACCGAGAGAAGTTGATGAAGATGATATACACAATTCACATGATTTATTGCAAGCTCATTCCTATCTTGCGATTGCTCGCATCCATGAGCTTAATGGCAATATCGATTTAAGCGAGAAGATGAGAGCAAGAGGGATTGAGCTTGCTGATCTTTCTATGAAAACAATCAGCCTTGATCTCAACACAGATGGGATTATCCAAACTACTGAGAACAATCAGCGAGTAAGTGCAAGCTCTGATATTCGTGGCAACTTTGCCGGTCGATCAGTTGGAGAGTATGAAGCTCAGTTTATCCCTTCAAGAAATATGAGATGGTAAATGAAAGCAACTATCAGCCTAAACTTGCCACCTTTAAATCTGACTAAAACCATGATGAAGGGAATTGCTCAAGATATCTTGGCAATTATCAAGATCAGAATTTACAAAGGCTTGGATTATAATTTAAGCAAGTTTAAGGCATACTCAACAAAGCCTATTTACATTGGATATAAATCAACAACCTACAAAAGATTAAAGCCAAAGCGTGGGATTAAAAAACCTAACTCAATGTTTTTTGCAGGTGGTTATGCTGAATATAAAGAAAAATCTCGCAAGCGATCAAATGCGATTGAAGGTCAAACAGCCTCCATTGATTTAACTTTATCAGGGATGATGATGCAAAACTTTGTAGTGCTTGACGCAACCAACACAAAATTCACTATTGGTCTTTTGCCACCTGTGCAAGATTATGGTTATGCTGTTAATAAAGATCGTGGCTTTATTGGTTTGGCTGATAAAGAGGTTGATCAACTTGTGCAAATCGTTAAAGCAAATTTACTTGGAGAATAACATGGGCATATATGAAGCACTAGATCATCTCATAGATCGTATTGAGTCTATCACGCCAAAGACGGATGTCTATCATCATTTTGTATGTATCAAAGATGCTCAAGGAAACACGCTATCACTTGAGAGCAGATCAAATCAAAATCGCTTGTTTGATATTGCTTTCAATGCACTTGCTCAAGATGATGGTCAAGCTGGCATCAGTGGTAGAAAGAGAATTGAGCTATCTTTGAGAATAAGATATGATATTGGAGGAGATCGAGGCTTACTTGAAAGAATGATCGCTGAAGATTCAAGCAAGCTGATCGACACATTGAAACAACCTGATTATGATTTTTCATCAACTGGTATCGTTTCTTTAATACCTAATCAAGCCACTACTCAAGAAATTCAAAATGATCCTTCTCAAGTAGGCTATCTTTTAATTTTACCTTTTACTTTACTCTATTTGGAGGATTGACATGACAGTCACTCACAGATCGCTATCAGTAGCAACTGAAGCAACTTTTGGAAGTTTATCATCATCAACTGGCTTGCCTGATTTCAGTGGCTTGTCTTTCATCTCTTTACCATGTGAAAGAGATCCAGTAGTCATTTATGGTGATGTTGTTGCAAATGAAAGACTTGAAACAAGAGACGGCCCACATGGCTTGCCTCCTGAACCTGATACTGTTTGGAGTGGATCAAGTCGAGTACAAAGACGCACCGGTCAAGTACAAGTCACTATCGATTTTACCACCGTTGGAAGTGGTGCAAATACCTATGCATCAACCGGCTTAGGCAAGCTCTTAAATGCTGGCTTTCTTACCAATCTCGCCGGCTTTACTTCTAGCGATACAGTAACAGCTGATGATGAGAATGTCTTTACTCCAACAACTACCAACACAAACTATAAGATTGGCGGTGTTGTTTCTTCTCTCATCAATGGTCGTTGCGAATATTCATCAGTGACAGCCAATAATCGTGGTGGTGCTGGCAAGATTGGGGTTTCTCCTGCATTTAGTGCAAATCCAACCGCTATTTATCCCATGCAAACTTGGTATGTGCCTTATGGTACTTCAAGCGGTCAAGTGGTTTCATCTCTATGCTTTAGAGTTGACGGCGTTGGTTTCCGTAGCTATGCCTATGGTTGCAAGCTTGCAAGCTTAAATATTTCTGTAAGTGCTGGTCGTGTGATGGGTGAATTTACTTTTCAAGCTGCCTTAATTCAAGATGACCATGGCAATGCAAGTGGACCAATTGAACCAGTTGTTTTAAGTGGTGCAACTCAACATTTTAGAAATGCTTATGCTGTTGTTTCTGATGCTGTCACTTATTCAAGAACCAATGTAGTTGGCACAACAGGTGAAGAGCTTTCAAGAATTGCCTTAGATGCTGAAGGCTTTACATTTAACATTGCCAATACTTTGACACCTAAAGGCCACTCAAATTCAATTCTTGGCATGTCTGATATGGAGGTTTCAACCGTTGATGTTGAATGCACCTTGACATTATCATCTGCAAATACAACTTTAGCATCAGATTTTTCAGATAGAGTTATCCGTCAAGTGTTAATAGGAACGGGTCCTGTTGGTGATGGCAAAGGCATGGCTTTATTCATCCCTGCAGGATATTTGACCGTTGATCCAAATAAATATGATGTAGCCGGTGAAATCGTTAAGCAAGCCTTAACCTACAAGCAAAGCCGATTCGGTGGTGATGTAGGTACAACACAGCCAGCCAACTCACCGGTGAGAATTGCACTAGGAATTTAAGATGCTAAAATTCAGCACAACCACAAATATTGAGATTAAAATTGCTGTTTCTTGTGATCCAGCTTTAGATATGACATCAGCCGAAGTCACCGCTTATCTTCAAGGAGATTTTGACTCTCTCAAGATCAAGCAAGATCAAGCTCCAACCTACTTCTTTATTAAGCCACTCTCTCCGTCTGATAGAGAAGAGATTGAGATTAAGGCTGGTGCATATACTAGATCAGAGCTTGGAAGAATGCTTTTTGTTGAACAACCTGATGATCAAAAAAAGCGAGCATACTGGCAAGACTCTTTATCTGATCAAGAGAAGAATGCTCTTGCTCAATATCAAGGTTATCTCAATCGTGTATATGCTGAAACGGCTAAAAAAGCATTGGTCAAGATTGAAGGCTTTGACGGCAATGCTTGGGATGCAATCCAATCAATCAAACCTGAGCATCATCGCATTCAAACAGTTGCTGAGATCGTAGCTCATGTTCAAAGAATTTCCCTTTTAGGTGATGAGGGAAAATAGCGATCACATCCTCAATATGGCTATCTCAAAATAAAGGGAGATCATGGGGGTGTGAGCAATGTAAATCTAAGCCAGGATTAAGACAACTTAGGGGCAATTGTGGTGGCAAGTTTCAAAAGGGATTGTCTTATTTAGATGAAGATGAGCAAGGCTTATTTGTGCCTGCTTATCGTGTTGCGCCTGATAGCGATGAAGCTTTCAGCGAGCTTAAAATAAGATCATGTCCTGTTGCACTTGCCAATCTAGCTACTCCAATCGTAAATGCTTTTTTTAGTCATACGAATGGATTATTTGACATAAAAACATCTTATCCATCACCGACTTGTGCTATTGTTGAAGCAGTAGATTTATTATACTATCATCATCAATTGTTAAAAAATCGTCTTCATGAGAGACAGATGAGTGAGATCAACAATGGCAGAAAATAATGTTGTGATTGGTGTTGAGGTTGAAGGCGTTGAAGAGGCTAAAAAAGATTTAAATCAAGTTGCACAAAGCACTCAAGCGATTGGTGATCAATCTAAAAAATCAAATAAAAAAGTAAATGAGTTGGGAGAATCTTTTAATGCGCTAGGTCAAACGGTAGAGCAACAAACTAAAGGCACTACTCGTGGAATCATGGCGGTACAAAACGGTCTAGGTGGGGCCAATGATTCAGCTGTGACTTTAGGTCGTGCAATGGTAACACTTGCAGATAATGGGTCAAGAGGGATGATTGCAATCTTGGGGCCGGTTGGTGCTGTTATTGCTACAATATATACACTTTATGAGGGTTATCAGCAACTCACTGGAGCGGCGAAAGAGTATGAAAAAACCGCAGCAGTATCAGCGGCGGTGGCAAGCGATTTGACCTCTAAACTTGACGCATTGGCAACTAAAGGGATTCGATTGTCTAGCACAGAAATGCAAGGGATGATCAAATCAATCTTTGATGCTCGCATGGGTGTTGAGTATATGAATGAACAAATAGCAGAAAGTCAAAAGATCTTCTCTGATCGTATTCAAGCACAAAGAGAAATCAACATACTTTTAGGCAAAGAAAAGGATTTAGTTGATAAAAATATGTGGTTTTTTGAGCGATGGACTTCTTCTATTATTAAAGGAACGGCTCAATTTATAGACTTCAGAACTCAACAAGAAAAGATGGCAGATGCACAAGAGGCACTAAGTAAATCGATTCAAGAAGAAGATCAATATGTCAGAGATCTAACCAAAGCCTATGCTGAAAAGTACGAAGCTAGTATTAAAGAAGAGCAAGCTCAATTGAAAAGAGAAGCTACAAGGCTAGAAACTATTGACATGCTAAAAGCTGAGTATGATGCACAAATGGCATTAAATCAATTGGTCATCGAGGCTTATTCATCTAGTGGTCCAGAAGAGCGAGCAAGGCAAATTAAGCTTGAGCAAATCAAGGCTTATGAGAATTTAGCTAAAGCAACATCTATGACTAAAGATGAAATGTTTGATGAAGCTCAAAGACTGAAAGAAATAAATACGAATAGAAGAGCAAGCATTGAAGCATTGGCAAATGAAGCAAAGATTAAAAGAGAAATAGCTGATGAAGATAAAAAAAGAGCTGAAGAAGAAAAACGAAGAGCTGAAGAAGAACGGAAAAGAGAAGAGCTGAAAAGGCTTGACTTAGAGAAGAATGCATCAATCTTAAAGAAACAACAGGAGAAACAACAAGAGGATCTCTTAAAGCAAAAGCAAGCACAATTCAAAGCAAGGCAAATGCAAATCATATCTGAGCAATCTCAAATCAATGCACTTGAAATTCAACTAACTAAATCAGGCCTTGATGAGCAAATAGCACTTGCTGAAAATAGTTATAATACTGCTAAAAAATTAAATAGAAATAATAAAAATCAATTGCTCATTGCTGAAAAACAATATCAACTAGCAATTCAAGGAATTAACGATCAACAACTTGCACAAGAGCAAGCTAAAATCTCAGAGCAAGCAAGGATCAATCAAGATTTAATCAATCAGCAAATCGCACACGAAGAGGCAACATATCAATCAAGCATCCAATATCAACAAAAGCAACAAGAATTAAGGGATAAGATCGCAATCTTAGATATTGAGGCCGGCAAAGATGAATACAAAAAACAACTTGATCTATTGGCAAAAAATCAAGAGATTGAATTGAGATCAGTTGAGAACAACGAACTTGCTAAAGCTGAAATTCAAAAGAGATATGCAAATCAAAGAGTCAAGGTTGAGAGTTATGCAGCATCTCAAATGGGAGAGATGGCAATGGCTACTACTCAAGCTTTTGCCTCGTCTGTTGCTGGTGCAATTATGGGAGCTCAATCAATGGAAGAAGCAATCAAGTCAACACTTGAAGGCTTAGCACAAGAAGCAATCGCAAGATCAATCTTTGCAACCGCTATGGGTTTTTCAGCTTTGGCTTTGGGTCCAATTGGTGGTGTTTCTGCTAGTCAATATTTTCAATCAGCCGCTTTATTTGCTGGGGTTGGTGCTATTGCTGGGGTTTCATCAAAAGCGATGGGAGGCGGTGGAGGTGGTGGATCTTCAGCTAGTGTTTCTCCTACTGGTTTGGCACAAGCACAAGCACCGAGCAGACCTGAAGCAAGTAAAGCTGAGCCAATGGTCTTTAATATTAACTTCGGTGGATCAGTCATCTATGATACAAAGGCGGCCGCTGAAAGAGCATTTGCTGATCGTATTGTAAGACAAATAAATAACTCAAACAGAGGGATGGTAAGATTAAATGCCTAGAAATGAATTTGCTCCAAATTTTGCATTGATGACTGATTTTGATGCAAGGCCTTTCACAAGTACATTGTACACAACGGAAGGACAAGACATCAGCTTGCCATCAGCATCTCAGATTGTTTTTGATAATCCTATTCAGTTTCTAAACGGTCAAGGGATGAGCTCAAGCTATTCTCTCAAACACGACTTAGAAGCTGACATATCAGGCTCAACATGGACGATTTCCATTGATAAGCAAGATCGTATCAATTGGGCCGTCTCTCCATTGCATACAATGGATATCAACACGAATGCAGGGGGTGGTGAGATTTGGGGCTTAGATAACGATTATCTTGAAATGTACGAATCGCCTGCTGTGTTTCCCAATGATTGGCAACGAGGCAACTTGATTTTTTGGCAAAGTGGCAATTCAAATTATGGAAAAATCAGCTATACCGAATCAGGTGTAGCATCTCCATTCTTATATCCAAATTTTCCACTTGCTCAAGATATGGTTTCTCTCTTATCGATCAGATCGGGCAATGGTCAATATTGCCTACAATCAAGGGATGAATTTTATTTTGCACAAGCTCATCAATGGATTTTGCGAGATGATGGGCATGTGGTGAGAATGTCAACCTTTACCAATCCATCATTCTCATGGGTTGATACAGATTTCAGAGATAGGCTTGGATTTAGTGGAAATGAGCAATGGGTTTCTCTCTATGGAAGAAAAGCATTGATCGCTGATCATGTGATGCCAGGCGTCTTATATCCATCAAGACCATTTCAAGATCATCATATAGCATACGATCGAGTGAGTGAATATCAACGGAAAATAGGCGGTGGCTTTACATCCAACTTCATAGGCAATTATGTTAAATCTCGATTGACTTTCCATTTAGATGCTTATGCTGATATTCAGAATGACTATCGATTTTTTAGCGATACTTTAGGAGCTTACTTTTACAAGGGAGCAAAGATCAATTTCATTCAAGGCGTTGGAGATCCTAGACTAGCAAGGATAACGAATGATATCACCTCATCAAATCCTGCTTATTCTCTCACTCATACAAGTGAAAATAACGGCGATCAAGGGGTTATCGTTGGCACTATAACAGACATATCAGCAGATCTCGCTTATGATGGAGTTATCAGAAGAAGAGTACCAATCACTATGGAGATCGAGCATGACTAACTCTATTTTAAATCCCATTGTTTCGCTTGATCCATTTCTCTATGTTTCAGGGAAAGAGATTTCAAATGATGCTGATGCACTTGTCAACATTGGCAAGATGCAAAATTATCTTCATGCTCATTATGGTGCAGGGGTGATGATTGAGCAAAAGTTTGATGATGGGATTTTGTATTATAATCCAGGCAATCAAAATGCTAAAATAGCTTGTTATTGGAGGATGCCAACTATCAGCACCGCTCACAAAGTTTTTCAAATCACAGTCAATGCACAAGCTCACACTGGCTCAAATTATGTTTATGTTACGATAACGGCGGGGGCGTCAACGGCTACATTAACTCTTAATTTAACTCCTAGCACGACGGCCTATTATCAAGGATCAATCACATTCGCAAGCATCAGCAATTCAACTTCATACATGCTTGTGCAAATGACGGTACAAGGACATTTACAAGTAAATTCTATTTGCGTTGAAGCTTTGCCTTTATCGTCTGTTTCAGATGGTGCTGTATATCAACCAAATGGAGCTGGCTATTTTTACCCAATAGGTGATGATGCTTTTATAAGTGACAAACCTTTATCGTCTGCAAAAGGTAGGCAACTATTGAGCAATCTTAGGCTATTGCAAAAGAGGCCTAGAATGTTATTCACAGCATCAGCGATTGATGTAAATGCTGATGGAGGCACAACTAACACATTTAACGGTGGATCAATTCATCCTCAAAAGACATTCTCTTATCAAGACCTGATCGCAATGACTCCCAATCTTCCACAATGGGAGGGAGCAATCACATTGAATTTAAACCTTGTGATTAACATGTATGTTATCAATCCATCAGCCTATGATTATGAGTTTTATCTATGGTCAAATAAGATTGTTGTTGATGCTGGAGAGACGGGCAAGTGGATTTCAATCTTGACTAAATATCCATCAAGTTTTGATGCTTTCTTAGTTAATTTAACATATCGATTAAGACCACTTAGAATCAATCCCTTGCTCTCAGGTGATCCACTTGATCCAACCTTAATATCATCTCCAATTCAATCTATTTCTCTTTGGGGGGCGTGATGGCTTTTATCTCTCAAACAACTAGACAAGCTCCACTAGATCAAGAGGTTTCAATCTCTCAGCCTGTGCTTGGTGCTACAATCTCACAAATAGCAAATGCTTTAAATCATCTAGCATTTGCCAAAGGTAGAAAATCAGCAATAGCCTACACATCAAGAGATAATCCAAACTCTTGGAATTATAACCAATCGCATGCTATTACAGATATAACTAATTTAAGACATATCCCAAAGGGCAATCAAACATACATTCACTTGCATCAGTCATCAAAGAATTGCGAGTACATTGGCTTTGTTTTCAAATATGCATCTAGTGATGATCCTATATCTATCACCGTTTCACTTGTGAGAAATCCAACCACAACGCAAGATATAATAGATAATGGATGTGTTCTATCAGATACGAATGGAGAGCTTGTTATTTTAGCTGATTTCAAGTCAGCTATTGTCTCAAGCTCATCTGATACAACAGGCACATCATCGATTCAAACCAACTTCGCAAGGCCTCTTTATTTACCTAGTACATATCGTGGCAATTTGCTTGCTTTGAAAATCGATTGTGTTGATTGCAAGCTGGATATGATAGGATCTTATGAGCTTTACAAGGAGCAAGTATAATGGCTTTTAAATTGCAAGATGATCAAGGTTATCGCGTCTTTGGCTTGGAGATACAAGGCTTAATGACTCGCTTTTATATGGGAGCAAATCCATTCACAGCATCATCCCTTTATGATCTCTCATATATTGATTTAGATTGCATCCAGTCAATCACTCCATATCAAGCGGAAATAGAACCGAGTGGAGGCGTTGCCACATATCAACCAATCTCAATCTCTTTAGCTATGGATAGGATGAGAGGGTCAAGCATTGATCCACATGTTATTTTTAGCCGTCTATCAAGATCAAGCTCTATTTGGAATGGTCAACTTGTTGCAAATGTTTTACGCTCAGATAATACGCCTGATTTAGTAGTTGATAGCAATCCATCAGTAAGTTATCCTCATCTTTTGCATATTGGATCAGAGAGTTTTTATTGTACTTCTCAATCTGAAAGCGGTGGCATCTATACGATAACAACTAGTCACCGATTGGGGTTTAGACAACAACATCAGATTTATTTGGGCGGTACTGATACGCCTATCGTCTCAAGTGAGCTAGTATCTTGGAGAGGTAGGCAAGCAAAAATCTATGCTTGCTCAGTTGATCAGAACGGCAACACTTGGGACAATCAGATCATTTTTCAAGGCATCATAGAAAGCTCTCCAACGATTGAAGGCTTAAACTCAGTTACTATTTCAATCTTGCCTATGACTGCCATGCTTGACAATAAGGTCTCTTCAGGTACTCAGAAAACTAGATTGGCTCAAGGCGTCCATTATTATGGAGATATCAGAAATCAGCTATCGCCTTTAAAATTTATGAGGCCAGAATTTCATGCTATTGGATTTTTGCCATATTTAACCATTGATCCAGGTCTAAAAACACATGATGAAGTCATCAGCATATTGAATGATCATTTTAAGCTTACTGTTGGACGAGTTGGGGCATTTAGCATTTTTAAGCGAATGGGAAGATATATTTTAAGAATAAATGGAATTGATGCTGATGATGATATGGTGTTTTCAGATAGCTCCGATCTTCTTAAACAAGCAAGCAATGAAGAATATTCATTTGATGTTCCATTGCTATATGTCGCACCTGATCCACAATGTATTTCATATGGCATCAGCTTTTTAGGATCTTTAGCTCCAATCCTAGAGATGCAAGACAACAGGCCTTATCAAGTTGATTTAGGATTGAAATTTACAGTAACAAGCTTTCCCGGCACTGGTGGTGGAGGTGATCCAGTGTTCTATGATATTCGAGGATTTGCTTTAGGTTGGAGAGATAGAGATGAACCTTATATTTTAGTACAAGACTCTTTAGGCTTGCCAACTGAAGCTGATGGCAATCTCTATGCAATACAAATAAAAATTGGAGAAGATGTAGTTAATGCACTAGCTACACATGAAGAAGATTTAGGCGGTGCATATCTCTTGCATCTTGATATGAACATCTCAGAAAATAGAAGGTTGCCACCTTTTGGCGATTGGCTTGGTGAAGGCTCTCCAATAGAGATTTCAAAGGGATTGATCATCACTAGACGACCAGCTGGTGAAGTTATTTTACAACTCTTAGAAAGTGGTGGAGGTGGTGCAATCAATGGAACTTACGACTTGCAATTAACTGGATGCAATTTGAACTCAAGCATGATTGATGAGCAATCATTTTTGAGCTTGAATAGTGCTAGTGGGATCACTGACTGGATGTTCTCGCTACCTGCTGATGAACTCACTTTAAGAGAAATACTTGATCCAATGCTTAAAACGATGGGTGCATGTATTGTCATGAATAGAGATAGCTTTAATCCTCGCATCTCTTTGGTGCTTTTGGGGCATGAAGCCGATGAAGATCAAACGGCTTTATCAGATAGCGATTTCCTAGCAAGCAAGCCTCCATATTGGTCAAACTTCGAGGATATCGTAACTCAATTCAAATTTAGATATGACATGCATCAAGAAGAGCCAACAACTAGAATCGTTAATAACTACGATGCGATCAATCGACTAGCAGGTGAAACCAAATCGATGGAGCTTGATTTATATGGCATCACTAGCGACATTTTAGGCGGCACAAATGCAAGCGATTTCTTAGAAAACTTTTTGCCTACCTATGCAAGGCTTTTCAGATTGTATGGTCAAGCCGTCAGAATGTGGCATCTTTCCATAGGTACAGGCAAAGGCCTTGCTTTAGATGTTGGATCATATCTAAAAATCAGTAGCGATTTTCTCAAGGGTTATACTGATGCTTATGGAGTATCAAATAAGATCGCTATGGTGCAATCGATCAGCATCGATCTTATGGGAGAAGGTACTGAATTAAAGCTTATTCACTTGGGCGATTCTTCTCCATCTTGGAATGCATCAGCAAAGATTGCTACAATCATCAATACAACCACAATTGAGATTGAAGCTGATTTTTACTCAGATGCTGATATCAATTATTTTAAGGTTGGCGATATCGTTGATTATGTTTTACAAGGATCAGAAGCAACCACCTTGACAAAGACCATTGCATCTATCAGTGGAAATCAAATCACCTTTACTGCTACTCATGGCATGTCAGCAGGTGGCATCATCCAACCTACAACATACTTAAATGCTCAATCTCATCACACTAAAAGAGCTTATATAGATAGGAGTTTTATCTATGAGTGAAAAACCACAATTGACTATGCGATATCTTGCCGATCTCATCGAGAGACTAGAAGAGAGAATTGCTATTTTAGAGCAAAAAGATGACAATAAAAAGACTACTAAAAAAATCGTTGTCATCGAAGATCAACCTATCATCATAAAGAAGGCAAAATGAATCGTCTCCAATACCAAATTCAAACAGGTGAATTTATCGCTTGCAAAAGTACTGCATCCAACTCATCCACCGATTGGACTGATCTAAACTCAAGCGATTTCATTGATAGCACAACAGGATCAGCACTTGATGCAGATCTCGCTTTTTGTGACATTAGCGTCTATAATCCAGGATCATCAACCGCCTTCTTTAAACTTCGTGCTCGTACTACTTCATCAGATAGTACAACAAATGAAATTTTTGTTTTGGCTGGTGGTGCTATTGATATTCAATGCGGTGGTACAAAAGGAGGAGCAATCACAACTATCGCCTATAAAAAGGGTGCAAGTGGTGATGATCTAAAATTGATTTGTGCATTCAATAGAAAGGTTGTTTAACATGGCTATTATTATCAAACCTCCTGTAAGTGGTGGCGGTGGTGGTGCTGTTGATTCAGTGAATGGTGAAACTGGAGTTGTTGTTTTAACAACCGATAATATTGATGCAGGCTTAAATGCTGATCGTCAATATTTTACATCAGCTCTTCAAACTGATTTAGATGCTAAGGCTGATCAAAGCTCCCTTGATACAGTACAAAGTAAAACTCTCTATTCCAATTCCTATTATGTGAATGAAAATGTAAATGACATTCAAACCGTTGTTGATGCAATTGCTGGAGGAAATGGAGCTTATGCTATTTATATGTCAGCGGGGTCTTATAGTGGATCAACATTGACAATCAGCGATGCACCTAGTGGAATGGATATCATAGGGCCTCAGCATCCAACAAGTGCACATATTTGCGAGCTTGTATCTCGTGGCTTGACTATATCAGGGGCAAGCACAACACGAGTTAGAATGAATAATATCAATGTTGAGGGTGCATTGCTCATTAACGGAACTCAAGGGAGACACTATTTTAAGAATGTGATCTTTGATAGTACCGTTACAATCAACAATTCAACAGCCAACTTCATCACCTTTGAGCAATGTTCTTTTGCTGGTGGCATATCTATTGCATCCAATGTAACAGCAACCGTTTATTTTGATCGTTGTGCTTTGGGAAATCAATTTGTCACTTCATCAAGATCAGGGGCAGGATCTCCACTATTGACAATCTTGAGTGAATGCAGCGGTGTTAATGCATTGCAAACCAACTTAACAAGTAATGTTGCTTTAGTTGGTCGCACTGGATTTAATAGTGGCTTAGTCGTGCAATATCAAAACTCTGATAGTTATGTTTATGATCTGAATAACGGCTTATCAACCTCTTTCAGTGGATCATATAGTGAGCTTAGAAACAAGCCAACAATCCCAACCTCAAGCGATGATTTAACCGAAGGATCAACAAATCTATTTTATACAAATTCAAGATTTGATACACGCTTGGCAACAAAAACAACTGACAATTTAACTCAAGGATCGACCAACCTTTATTTCACAAATTCACTTGCTAAAAGTGCATCAGTTGTAAACTCAATGGCTGGATCTGAAACAGATCAAGCTCCTTCAGTTTCATCAGTCAAAGCTTACTACACAGCGGGAACAGGGATTGCTCTTTCTAGTGGTCAAATCTCATCAACCATCACTCAATATACCGACACAGATGCAGATGCTAGAATAACTCTTCAAAAGGGTGCAAATAATGGGATTTGCGAACTTGATGCAAATGGTCTTGTACCAACCAATCATTTGCCACCTTTAGCAATAACTGATGTTCATGTGGTCGCTGATGCAGCCGCTAGACTTGCTTTAGTTGCTCAAGAGGGTGATGTTGCTATACAAACGGACGATTCATCATCTTGGATTTATGATGGCAGTGCATGGGTTGCCTTTGGTGTGAGTGGTGCTGTTGTTTCCGTTAATGGTCAAACAGGTACAGTTTCACTTGATACCGATGATGTTTCAGAAGGATCAACAAATAAATATTTCACCGATACACTAGCAAGAACGGCGGCCGTTGTTAATAGCACATCAGGCACAGAAACCGATCAAGCTCCATCAGTAGCGGCGATGAAAAGCTATGTATCAGCCAATGCGGGGGCGGTCAACTCAGTCAATTCAGTTTCTCCAGTTGCTGGCAATGTTACATTAACAACAGACAATTTAACTGAAGGATCAACCAACCTTTATTATACGAATACAAGATTTGATAATAGACTTGCGACAAAAACAACTGATAATTTAAGCGAAGGATCAACCAACCTTTATTATACAAGCACAAGAGTTAATTCAGCATTTGATACAAGATTGGCAACGAAGACAACCGATAACTTAACTGAAGGAACAACTAATAAATATTTCTCAGATACACTTGCGAGAAATGCTTTTAGTGCTGGAACAGGGATCACAATCACAAGCGGTCAAATCGCAACAACTATCACTCAGTATACTGATGTACTAGCTAAATCAGCATCTGTTGTAAATAGTATGGTTGGCACTGAAACTGATCAAGCTCCTTCAGTTTCATCAGTCAAAGCTTACTACACAGCGGGAACTGGGATCAGTATTGTTGGCGGTCAAATATCAGCAACAGGCACAAGTGCATCAAGGCCAACATATAGCACTGAATCATCATTCCCTTTAAATCTTGGTAGCGTTGATTATACAGGCGTTATCAAAAGAAAATACTATATCAGCAATGGAGCATCAGCGGTAACCATCAACTTGCCAGCAGTAGCATCAAATGATGGCTTAGAGCTTGTTTTCAAGTTACTTGGAACAGGCACAGCAACACTTGACGCCAATGCAAGCGAGACAATTGATGGAGCTTTAACTTTTGCGTTGTCTTTGCAAAATTCATCAGTCACTCTTACAGCAACTTCAGCGGGTTGGAGGATTGAATGAGTTATAATATCGCTAGAAATGTAAATCCACAACTTGCGATCTGTTCTTTTTCATCTGCATCAGCGGGCAATGTTGCATTTTCATTTGTTAATGGTGATTTTACTCCATCCATAGCAAGCGATGTAATCACACTAGAAGCAGGCTTTGAATATTTTGTAGTTAGTACTCCAACAATAAGCACGATAACCACCTATAAACATATCATAGATGGAGTTGATCAAACATCATACACAGTCACAGCCACATCAACCACATCAGGACTTGATGAGAATACATCATCAATTCAAGCTGATGCATCAGTCGCTTTTTCTCTCTATGCAGATCAAGCCGTTACTAGTAATTCAAGACTTCAATTGTGGAGGTTTCCTTTATGAGCTATGACCCATCACAAGCACAAGGTGCAAGGGCGGTGCAAATTGACATAAATGGGGGTGTTACTCTTAGCGATGACATCACAGTCAGCACAAGCACAAGTTTTGCATCAAGAAACAAATATTTTATTGAGTCAAGACTGATGGCAACGGTAACGGGTGGAAGTGGTTTAATTTTATATTATAATTGGGCGGGCTTTCAATGGGCGGGTGCAACTATCAGAGGAAACTCAGTAACGGGAACTTTAACCATGACGGATGATCTTTGGGTTGCCTCAAATACTCCAGGCACTACAATTTCAGCTCAATCCTCAACAACTGGATCAGGGTCTTTTTCAGTTGCATCCTCGTCTTTTATCAGTGCATATTGGAGGATTCAATGAGCTATTTTTCAACTGAAAAAAAAATAAATATGGCTATTTCTGCTATTCATACTCAAGGGATTCAAACGATCACTAGCTCCTATGAAGATGTCAATATCTTTATTCCTAGCGCAGTGCCTACCACCGTTCAAATTGCATCCTCTATTGGATATCCAACAATCACAACGGCATCATCACCGTCCACGATCACGCTTGAAGCTGGCTGGAAATATTTAGTTGAACTTAAAATGAAAGTCACCGATACCTCTCCATCAGCTGGTGAAAATATTCAATACATTGCAACAGATACATCAAACTCTCAAATCTCATCAACTGGATCAATAGCAATCTATCGTGATTCAGCTTATGCCTATGCTCAAGAAAAATGCATATTTTATGCTGATTCATCATCATCATCAACAGTCTTTAAGATACGAGTGATTAAGATAGGGGGCGGAGCTGGTGGATCTTTGAATGTATCGCAAGATGCCGGCAACACAAATTTCAGATGCCATATCCTTATCAAATCTTGGAGATAAAAAATGCAAGTAACAAAAAATTTTAAATTGTCAGAGCTTGAGTTTAGCGACTCAATCCCTCCTGAACTAGTAGCCAACGCCGTTGAGCTTTTAAAGAATTTGCAAATCATCAGAGATCACTTTCAGAAGCCTATTGTCATCATAAGTGGTTATCGTTCACCTGCTAGAAATGCTCAAGTTGGAGGTGCTGATAAATCTCAACATTTGCATGCAAAGGCGGCAGATATTAAGATCGCTGGTGTACCAACTGAAGAGATCTATAATCGCATTGAGAAACTCATTGCTCAAGGCAAGATCAAAGAGGGCGGTCTTGGTAAATATCTAAATTCTAACTTCGTGCATTATGATATCAGAGGCACAAGAGCAAGATGGCAAGGGTGACAACATGAACTCAGATATGATCTCAATCAGTGCATTGACGGCTGTCATCACTGCTCTATTGCCAGCTTTAAGAGCTTTCTCATCATACGATAAAAGGATCGCCTTGCTTGAGCATCAAACCATGTCTTTGCTAGTCAAGCAGGAAAAGACAGATGCTGAGTTGGATATGATCAACAAGACTTTAAATCAACACACCGTTATTCTTGAAAGAATAGAAACCAATGTTGATTTTTTGAAAAATAAATAAGAATTGTGTTTTAATGATCATCCCTTTCACATGGAGACGATCATGGCACAAAATGAAATCTTAGGAAAAGTTGCTTTTGCTACTCAATATTCACATATCAAAAGAGATGGCAAGAGAGAAACTTATATAGATGCAATGACAAGAGTCAAGCAAATGCATCAAGAGAAATTCCCAAATCTATGGACACAAATTGAGGCAATCTTTCAAGGCTTTGTATTTCCCGGCGTTGTATTCCCATCGCAAAGATCAACTCAATTCGGTGGTATTGCTATTAAAAGAAACAACATGAGAATGTATAATTGCACCGCCTCGTATGTTGATCGTGTTCGCTTTTTTGCTGAAGGCTTTTGGCTTTTGATGAGTGGTTGCGGTGTTGGCTTTTCAGTACAAAAGCATCATGTTGACAAGTTGCCAAACTTGATTTCAAAAGATCAGAGGGACAATCGCTTAAACTTGGTGCATGTCATTGAGGACTCAATCGAAGGTTGGGCGGAAGCAATTCATGTACTCACTAAAAGTTATCTTCCATCAAACGAAGATGAAGCAAAACATTGCATTAACTTTCATTATGATCAAGTAAGACCTGAAGGTGCATCTATCTCTATTGGTGGGGTTGCACCTGGTCCCAAAGTTTTAGAGGTGGCTATCGAAAAGGTTAGATCTATTCTTGATCAAGCCGTCAATCAAGATCAATCAAGACTCAAGCCAATTCAATGCTTTGATATGTTTATGCACATAAGCCACGCAGCACTTTTGAGCTCAAGAAGAGCGGCTACGATTGCTCTCTTTTCTCCTGATGATGAAGAGATGATGACTGCTAAAACTGGCAATTGGTGGCAAGATAACCCTCAAAGAGCTTATGCAAATATATCAGCTCAAATCTTGCTAGATGGCTTTGAGAATAAATCAGTATTTACTGACATCATCGCCAATGCTCGTCAATATGGTGAACCCGGCTTTTTCTTTTGCTACGATAGAGAATTCTCAACAAATCCATGTGGAGAGATTGGCCTTTATCCAACATTCAAAGACGATCAAGGCAATGTCTCAAGTGGTTGGGCTGTATGCAATCTAAATGAAATTGTTGTTGCCAAAGTGAGAGATGCTGATCATCTTTTGCAAGCATGTAAAGCAGCCGCTTTCTTAGGTACACTTCAAGCAAGTTATACTCAAACAGGCTACCTTGGAGAGACAACTAAAAAGATCATTGAGAGAGATGCTCTCTTAGGTGTCTCTATGACAGGCATCATGAGCAATCCAAACATGATCTTTGATGAAATGACTTTAAAGCAATGCTCTAAAGCTGTACATGATAAAAATGTTGAGATCGCAAAGTTGATCAATATCAATCCAGCTCTAAGATGTACAACCGTTAAACCATCAGGCAACAGCTCAACCGTTGCAGGCTGTTCAGCTGGTATTCATCCATATCATGCTAAAAAGTACATCAGAACGATGAGAATAAATAAGATCAATCCTATTTGGCAAGAGATACTAAATAAGCTCCCTGAAGTATGTGATGATCGAGATGCACAAGTTGGCATCGTTTCTTTTGCTTGTGAAGCTCCTGAAGGTGCATTGCTCAGAAAAGATTTATCAGCCTCTGACTTCTTAGACAAAGTTGCATTCATTCAAAGACATTGGGTGAAGCCAACAACTCAACTCAGAGAAAAAGATCAATATGGATTAAGTCATAATGTAAGCAATACATGCACCGTCAAAGATGATGAATGGGATGATCTTATAAATAAGATTTGGCGTCTTAGAGATAGTGTTAAAGGTATCTCTCTTTTATCTGATTATGGTGATCATGTTTATGAGAATGCACCTTATCAAACCGTTGATGATAGCAATGAGCAAATGCTTGAGAAATATAATAAATTGCTATTGGTCGATTGGTCTAAGGTTGATTTAAATGTAGGTGGCTATAAAGAAAATCCTAGTGTTGAGCCTGCTTGTGCTGGTGGTGTCTGTCTTATTTAATCCCCCATGAGTCTTTCCAATCTCTAGTATCATCTTCATCCATATCTGCATCTTTCCATTTATGGACATTCATGTCTTGATCTCGATAAGCTTGATACTCAACGGCTTTCTTTTGCTCGCTTGGAAATAGTGAAGCTTGATCAGTTGGTGGTGCTTGAATCTTTGGCGGTGCTGATTGCTGCACTTGCTGAGGTGGTTGCACAGGTTGCACTTGTACAGGTTGCACTTGTAAAGGCTTTGCTTTTGTATCTGCTCCAGCCTTGACGCCTTGCTTTGCTCTTGGAACGGGTTGTCTTTCAGCATAGATTGGAGTATCAAGCTCTTGACTCAAAATCTCAAGCCTTTCATCTTCAGGCATATCCATGCTATCAGCCATCTCAATCGCATCATAGCCACTGATCACATCGCCAAACACATCTCTGACAGCCATTGATTTGCATCTAGCCATAAGCATCTGCTTTGGCATGTTTTGCCATTGACGATTGCTAGTCAAGCCTTGTCTTTGTGCCATCGCAATTGTGAAGGTGACTACATACTTTTGATTGTTATCGCCTCTTGTAAATTCAATAGAGCATTCTTCATCAGTGTTTAGCAAGACCTTCCATGATTTACACTTGGGAGAAGCAATGACAATGCCAAACATAGCAGAAGCTTGATAAGTGATCTTGCCTTTAATGACATTCATCTTTTCCATTGTTTGAGCAATGTTCCAGCCATGCATCATCCCATAAGAAAGATAGGCTGTTACGAGTTGCTGAGCATTCCAATTTGTGCCAGCAGTGAGAAAGCCAGCAAGCTTGACGATTTGTTCCATGCTATCAGCGATTGCATTTAAATCTGAGAGAGAGTCGGTAAGTCTTTGATTTGCCATTTAGTTTTTCCTTAATTGTTTTTCAAAATTGCTACAAATCGATCATAGATAGCAGCAAAGATTTCTGATGGTGTTGAGTCTGTTGAGAGGTTAAGAGTTGCAATTGGGATGATCACCTTGAGACGATCAGCGATGATTTCCACATCATCACAATCAATCGTCCAATCTGTTGTAAGATCGTTGAGTCTGTGCATGAGTGGACCAACTGCATCAAGTTGGATGATGTTTAGTTGTCTGAGCTTGTCCATTTAGTTGTCTCCAAAAAGTACGAGGTAAGCAAACAGTGATTGAAAGATCAAGATGAGTAGCAAGACGCCAATGTTGTTGATCAAGTTACGAGTGCTTTCTGCTTTGATCTCTGCTTGATATTCTTGGCTGATGCCTTCTTGAAGGTGTCTTTTATCAACTGTTGGGAATGATCCACATTTAGGTGATTGGTGCATTTTATACTCCTTTGTAAGTAGTAAGATGATTGACTTGCTTGTCTTGATATGCTTAGTTTATAATAAAATTATAATCAAGTCAAATAAAATTATAAAATAAATAATAAAATTTTAAACAATACTTAAAAACTTTGTCTATCTGCAATTCTTTGGCATGATCCTAAAAATTCAACATGTGCCGTCTTACATTCTCCATGTCGGTTTTTTGTGACGATGATTTCCATATCTGTTTCTGATGCTAGATCATCATAGGCATGCTCACGATATAGCATCATCACAACATCAGCGTCTTGCTCGATTGCTCCTGATTCTCTAAGGTCGCTCAATAGTGGTCGCTTATTTGCTCTTTGCTCAACTCCTCGATTGATCTGAGCAAGTGCAATAACTGGACATCCTATTTCTTTAGCTAAAGCTTTTAAGCCTCGACTGATCTGAGATATCTCTTGCTCTCTGATCATAGCTGGAGCTGTCATCAGTTGAAGATAATCAACTATGATCAAGCCTATATCTTCACTTCTCTTTTTTACATCACATATTGATCGCATCTCTTCAATGGATAATGCTGCTCTATCTATGATCTCAAGAGGCATCCCATTTATCTGAGAGAAAGACTCTGCCATCCTGGTTTTAAATCCATCGCTAAGAGTATCATAAGGCTGATCAAAAATAGAATGAGCGATGCCACTCCAATTGCTGGCTAGACGCTTGAGAAGTTGAGTGCTTGGCATCTCCAAAGAGAAAAACATAACTTTCTTTGATTGAACTCGCATCGCATTTAAAGCAAAAGTCAAAGACACAGCCGTCTTTCCCATAGCAGGACGACCAGCGACCACATATAAACAGCCGTCTTTCCATCCTTTAGTGATCTGATCTAAATTATCAAGACCACTTGTCAAACCTTGCTTGAAGTTGACCATTGAATCCCATAACTCATTTAATTGTTGAGACAACCCAACATTTGGCTTTGGTTTCATATCCTTGATTTTGTTTTCAGACTCAAGGAAAAGATCATCAATCTCTTTAAGAGAATATCCATGAGCGAGTGCGATTTCTTTGTATCTATAGATTTGAGATAGTCTTAAGCTGGTGAAGTCATCATATATGCGATTGATATGATCTTCAACTACATGGATCATCGCAGGTCCTCCATAATAGACATGACAAGGATCAAGATTTTCCATGATCCATGACATGATGTGATAAGCTGGCATCATCTTTTTTAATGCCTTCTTTTTATCTTCGGCTGTTCTATGATAGAGATCAGCGACATTTTCAAAATTGATTGGCTTTTGCTCTTGTCTGAGCTCAACGCAAATTTCAAAAAGCCTGATGCATGTATCATCAATAAAAACACGAGGATCAGGGATCATCTTGAAGATCATGATTTTAACGGCCTCGCTTCTCTGTTCAAGAGATACAGCTGTTGATCCATCTTTGTATGTGTATGTGATAGATGAAGGCCAAAGAAGCTGAGTTAAAACAAATCTGATTCTGCTCATCAAAAGGATTTGGCGATCATCATTCATGCTTTCCCATGATTGAGACATGATATATTCAAAGGTTACTTCTTTGTAACCGTCTTCGGGATTTTGAAAGTATGTCATAGAAGATCACCTACGAATTGATAGCAAGTTGGTGCTGAGTACAAGAAGAATTGATGAGAGATTTTTGTTGTTGCCTCAAGTTTTAAAGCAAGTTTGAGAGGTGCACTAGCATCATCTTTCATGATTTGATAGAGACGGCCAACGGTGATATCAGACTCTTTTGCGATTTCAGCAACGGTCTTATTTGACTTTAAAAGCAACACTGACAATTTTTTAGTCATGATGAATCCTTTTTTATTTGAAATTTTTTTATAATCTTTATAATATAATTATCGTATAGTCAAATAAAATTTCAATCTAGGAGAGAGTATGAAACTAAAAAATTCAAAATTTGACAATTTCCAATTCATTATTGGCAATCTTCTGAGATGTCCAGATCTTCAAAAGGTTACTCATGGCTTTGCTTTGATGTATCGATTGATTGAGTTTTACGAGTTTGAAACTTCCAATCAAGATATGACAATTGAATGCACCTACTCAGATCTATCATCACAGATGGGAGTAACTGATCGAATGATAACAAAATCTATTGATCAGCTTTGCGAGCTCGGCTTGATCCAAAAGAAAAAGAAGATCAGCAAAACACAATTCACAATCATGCCTAAAGTGGTGAATAGATACTGGATGAAGACATCAGAATTCAAAATGATGATTGCAAGCTCGGTAAATGTGGATTATACCAAAAACACTACAATCGAAACTACTGAAAACAGTATAATCGAAACTACCAAAAACACTACAATCGAAACTACTGAAAACACTACAATCGAAACTACTGAAAACACTACAATCGACATACCAAAAACACTACAATCATATATATATGAAACTAATGAAACTAATTATGAAATAAAAGAAAACTACGTAAAAGAAAAGACGAGCTCAAAAAGAGAAGCGTGGTCGCTGATTGAAAATAAAATGAAATTCAAGGACGGCCGTCTTGTGGCTGATTTTCAAGATGCACCTGTTGAATGGTCAAATCGCAATGATGGTACATGCTACTCATTGCTAGATGTAAATCAGCACGACAAAGAACGATCAAAGATCAATGCCATATCCAGGCAATTGGCAAGCTGCTATTTTACAGAACAGCATAAAGCCATGTATCGAGAAAACTTTAAAGGCAATATGCTATCACAAGATCAAAAAGATGCTCTTGGATCAATGGCTAAAGATCAAGATAAAAAGATATTTATCACTGGATCAGCAGGTAGTGGAAAAACTCATCTCATGGTTGGCTTGCTAAAGCATATCATCGCAAATCGACATTTTGCCAATCGTCTTCATGGTGTCGGTCGGTTTTTCTATGGAACACTAGATCAGCTCGATCGATGGAGAAAATCAGAATATGATAAGGCCAAAGCTGAGAATAAGCCAATCCCATCTGTGTCTGATCTTTTGTCAAAGATGGATGTCATCTGCATCGATGATTTTAGTGCATCAAGAATGAATTCTGTATTTGAGCTCACAATCGATCAGTTTATTGATTTAGCAAACTCTTTCAATGGATGCATGATTTTAGCATCTAGGAATGATTTAAATGGCTTGCCTATACCATCACAGCCAAAGAGCGATTTAAATCGATTTAAAGCATGTTTTTCTAACACAACAATCTCACTCTCAAAAAGGTAAATAAAATGAATTTAGACTTTTTAAAAGATCGTCCACTTGTTGCCAATGTCAGCGGTGGCAAAGACTCAACAGCTATGGCTTTATATCTCATGGATCTAGGTTTAGATTTTGATCCAATCTTTTGCGATACTGGTTGGGAACATCAAGATACATATGCATATCTTGACTATCTCGAAAGTGTTGTACTCAAAAAGCCAATTCGTAGGATCAAGAATGAAAAGTTTTTCAAGACTGATCAAGGCGGTTATCAAGAGATGGTCAAGCACACAACATTTTTCCCATCAGGTATGCTCAGAACTTGCACCCTTCAGTTAAAAGTAGATCCTCAATTGGCTTATATGGATGAAGTGAGAGCATTGCATCATAAGAAGCCTGTCAGTGCTGTTGGCATCAGAAAAGATGAGAGTCAAGCAAGATCAACACTTGATGAATTTGAAGAGAAAGACGAGAGCACAATTTGGAGACCTCTTATCGATTGGAAGGTGGCTGATGTCGTTGCTATTCATAAGCGTTTCAATGTTGCTCCCAATCCACTCTATACACGAGGCTTTTCAAGAGTTGGATGTTTCCCATGCATCTTCTCAAGAAAATCAGAAATCAAACATGCTTATCATGAATCACCTGAACGATTTGATCAAATCAGAAAGCTTGAACAAGAGGTTAAACAGATTGCCAAAGACAAAGGCAAGAAAGAAGCTCAATACTCTTTCTTCAAGAGAGGACCAGTTGATGAAGTGCTTGAATGGGCTCTCAAGAATGATGATCAGCTTGAGCTTTTTGAGGAGGAGTATTTGAGCGGTTGCCTTACTTGGGGGCTATGTGATTCAGGTCTATCAAAGAAAGTTATCTCTGAAATGGATTATGAAAAGTTGAAATAAATTTATCTCCATCTGTGTTTAAGGTTATCCGCTCCACCTCTTTGAAGTGAATTTGTTGATGCGAAGCACCTTGAGCGGAACTAATCTCAGCCTCTTTTTTTCAGTGAAGAAACTTGTAAAATACTAAACTCAAATCGAGGCTGATCTATCTGAAATAATTTTTGCTTGTTGTGTGTTTAATATTTGCCAGCCTTCATCGTTGATGTTGAGATTTTTTTTACCTTGTTTTTGCTGGCACTATTCTAAATCTTAAAAATATCAATACCGTTGGCTCTCAAATACTCTTCACCTGTGGAGATCCACCTATTATCTCGATCTTCATAAATAACTGATTTGATACCAGCATGATGAATTAACTTAGCACACATTAAACAAGGTGGAGCGGTGACATAGATTGAGCATCCATCTGTTGCAATCCCATTTCTAGCAGCATTCGCAATTGCATTAAATTCAGCATGGTGGCAACCAACTTGGCTTTCTGATCCACTAGCTATCTTACATCTATCTCTCAGACAATCAGCACCTCCACAAAGGCCGCTTTGCTTGCGAGCAATTCCATTGAAAGATGAGATGATGGGCACATCACCTTTGACTATCACCGCTCCAACCTTTGCTCGACTACATGGTGAAAGACCAGCCATGATTTCAGCCATGCTCAAAAATGCTTTATCTTTAGCACTCATAGCAATCGTCCTCTTTGGATGCAAGACAAGCAATCTCAGAAGCAAGCTTGATGATCGCTTTAGATCTCTTTCCACACTTGCCTTTATTGCCTACAGCATAGCGACCCAAAGCGAGACAAACATCACCTTGACTCGTTGTCAACCATGTTTGATATGCCTTGATACCATACTCAATCTCATCGCAACCTTGACAATCAACAAATTGCTTTTTAACTTGCATGATACCTTCAGCACCTGCAGATGATACAAGGCCTCTCTCAAACTTGCTCTCATAGAAAGCAATCGCAATCATCAAGTTAGGATCAACTCCCATTCTCTCAGCCGTTGATGCAACTTGCTGGCAAGCTCTCATCCTGCTTGGGATTGACTTAGCAACGATCTTCTCCCAGCCTAAATCTTGCTTGACTTGATTGGGATTAAAGATCATTCCCATCACAAGCCAACATACATCAAAAAAGCTATTCATCTTCGCTCTCGTCTTTGGTGATATCATCCCAACTCTCATCATAAGAAATATCATCGTATGATAGGATGATCGCATTTTGATCAAGGATTGCTCGGCACTTTTTGCAATAGTGGTACTCAATACTTGATCCAGCTAAGGTTGAGTTTATTTCATTGTGGCATCTTAGGCATTGCATCGATAAGCTCCATGGTCTTTGGAAAAATGGTTGATGCGATAGTATACACAGCTTTTGCAAATTCTTGCATTTCAAATTGAGAATGATGGTCAAGACGAAGCTTTAAAAAGTGCATGATCGCCTGAGTACTAGCAGACCAGATGCATTCACTATAAATCCCAACGGGCAAGATCATTCTCGCTTGCTCTCTACATACTCCCAAATCAAGCAATCTTAGATAATTGTAGTAGGCTACTTGATAGCCTTGAGCAAGCAAAGTTAAAGCCTCGTCCTCTCGATTGTCATCAAGGTAGCCACTTGATCCTTGCTTGTTTTTAGTATCTTGCAATCTGAAATGATCAGGATAAAAAAAGCTCTCTTCAATCTTGGTGTATCGTGCTGATTGCTCATTCCAGGCACAGCCAACTTGGTGTTTCATCCATTGCCTTAAAATGAAGATTGGTGCTTTAATTCTAAACTTGATATTGCCATGTCTAAAGGGAGATGAATGATCATGATCCCAAAGGTATCGCAAAAGCTTTTCATCCCGATCAGTCCATTCATCACTTGCTCCAGCATAAGAGACACGAGCGGCGTTCACTATTGCCAAATCGTTTCCCATGTGGTCAACCAATTCAACAAAACCATCTGATACATTTATCTTCATCTTTTCTCCTAGAAAATTATTATATAATATTATATAATATTATACTTTCATGTGTTTATATAACACAAAGCAGGAGACAAAATTTATGTTAAATATCAAACTCATCAACAGGCTGATTTGCCTTGAGCAAGTAGTTGATGCCATGTTCAAAGACGATGCATCTGATATCGCTGGAGCTCTAAAAGTATGTATCAATATCATATTTGGCGATATGGTAGCAGATCATAACAATGCAATGGAGCAACAATATTTCTCAGATAAAGAGGTTGAAGAAAAGATCGCTGATCTATCTAAAGCCAAAATCTCAACAGACCATATCAAGCAAATTAAAAACTTGTACAAACAACTAAAGGATAAAAAAGATGCTTAATCGATTTACACTTATCGGACGCCTTGGCAACGATCCACAACTCAAAAGCTTTGGCGATAAAGAAGTTGTCAACTTTTCCGTTGCCTATAGTGAAAAGGTAAAGGGAGAAGAAAAAACAACTTGGTTTAATTGTGAGATGTGGGGCAACTTTGCGAAGATCGTTCAGAGTCAAGCAAAGAAAGGCGATAAGATCACCGTTATTGGTCGCATCGTTATCAACGAACATGAAGGCAAGCAATATATTAAAGTGATTGCCTCTGAGGTTGTATTTCTATGATGAAGCCTAAAGATCGCAAATCGATTTTAAGTCTATATGTATCAACTAAGCTGATCAGCCTACTAGACACAATCAGCGATAGACATTCAGTTAAGATTTCTAAGTTGGCTGAAAAGATATTGCTTGACGGTCTCCAAAGAGATGAGATTGATCTTGCTCTTGAAATCGATGATGATGATGCTATTGAGAAAATCACAACTAAGATCATCAGAAAGCTAGATCATGGCAAAGACTAAAACCACCGATAAGACCGTTAAAAATGATATAGTTGATTCTAAAGCTGGCAAAAATAGCACAGCACTATCAAAAAAGCCACAAGAGGATAAATCTGAAATCGCAAGACAAAAAAGGCTGATATCAATTGAACAGGTGCTTGAGTTTATCTCTCAAGGTCTTTCTCAAGGCGATGCTCTTTCTCTTGTTGGTGTTGCATACAGTACTTGGAATGGCTGGATGAAGAGTGATCCTGAATTGGTGGCTGATATCAAGCGAGCTGAAATCTCTCTAAAGATCAAGCATCTTCAGAATATCCAGCGACATTCAGAGAACGATGTTAGAGCATCTCAATGGTTACTCGCTCGTAAATTCCCTTCTGAGTTTGGAGAGAAGCAAACAATCGATATGAATTCAAAAAGCGATGATAGCAAGGTGATCATCAATGTGATCCAACAGGTGCAAAAAGAGAAGCATGCTCAAACGATAGAGATCAAGCATGAGCTCCCAAATGAGAATGATCATGGCACAGACGAAGAAGATTGATATTGAGCTCAAACTCAATCCCTTGCAAATCGATCTAGTTGATCGATTGATTTACTCTGATGATGCTTTCATTGCCGTTAGAGCAGGTTGGGGCAGTGGCAAGACTTCAGCTTTAGTTTTTGCTTTGTGGACTTGGTCAAGCATCCATCCCAATAAGTCATCTTTACTAGTCACTGATACCGCTCCACGATATAGATCGGTGCTTGGTCCTGAGCTTGAGAAGTGGCTTGCTCCTTATGGTTGGGTCTATCATCAGCAAGATGGCAAGTGGCTTGCTCCAAATGGTCATGTTGTTTGGTGCAGATCCTACTTTAGACCAGGGACAAGAGATGCAACACATAATCCACTTGAAGGCCTCAACATAACTTCAGGTCTTGCATTGATTGATGAGTGTCAAACTCTATCTGAAGAAGTAGCACAAAAGACGCTTGGCCGTCTTAGATCAGGTCCATCGCCTAAACTCATCATGGTAGGCTTGCCTGTATGGGATGCTTGGTGGGTGAGTTTTGCTGAGAAGGCTGGATGCACTCCAATCTTTTATGCAAGCCATGTCAACAAAGCCAACCTATCTGAAGCTTGGTTTGATGCTGTCAACAACTTGCCTGAAAGAGAAAGGCTTGCGATGGTTGAAGGTCTACCTCAATCGCCTTCAGGTCTTATTTATAGCGAGTTTAATGCATCTACTCATATCGTGAGAGGTTGGGAATATAATCAAGAGTTTAGTTCTAGGATTGCGATTGACTTTGGCTTTAGAAAACCATCAGTCTTGATCTTAACCTTTGATCCTAAACTTAATGCAGATATCATCACAGCTGAGATCAATCCTCAAGAAATAAAGCTTTCTGATTTAGCATCTCAGATTTTACAGATTGCTTGTCCTAGAGAACTAGCCTCAAAATATCCCAATCGTATTTTATTAGATGCTGCTAGTGGTGATAAGGCTGGAGCGGCTAGAAATGATCAGACGGCCTTGAGTGCTTTTAAGGTCTTGAAGAATGCACCTGAGGATGGTGGCATAGGAATGGCTTTTAGATGGTGCACTGATCCCGTCAAGACTGATGTCATGAATGGAATTATGAGAGTAAAAGCATTGCTAGAAGACAAGCGAATTTTAATCAAAGATACTGTTTGGGATGAAGGGATGAACAGTCGTGGAAACTCAATCAGAAAAGCGATCTTGTCTTATGCTTGGGATGGCAAAGAAGCACCTAAAAAAGACGGTCAAGAAGATCCACTAGATGCATTGAGATACGATGTGATCAATTGGAATTGGCGAGACAGTGGCTCGGTATCAGTCAGCATAAAAGCAGTATCTAAAAAATATGCAAATATTCATAACTCATCAACACCTAAAGCCAATCGATTTTAAGAGGCACTGATGCAAGACAAATTCAAGAAGATCACTGATGATCTAGCACAAATCTTATCTGCCAAAGATGAAGCCTATGGCAACGCCTTTGACAAGACAACTCAAATTCTATCTTTGCTTTATCCCAATGGGATTAAGGTTGAGCAATACAAAGACCTTCATGTCATCATTCGTATGCTTGATAAAATCTCAAGAATTGCAAGAGATAATGATCCAATGGGAGAATCGCCTTATATGGACATAGCAGGCTATTCTATTCTTTCACTTGCTAGGAATGACAAATGCTAGAAGAAAACAAGATACATTTAGGCGATTGCCTTGACCTGATGCCATCAATCCCATCGAAGTCGGTTGATATGATCCTTTGCGATTTGCCTTATGGGACAACGGCTTGCGAGTGGGATTCTATCATTGACATGTCTAAACTTTGGCAAGAGTATGAACGAGTTATCAAGGATAATGGGGCGATTGTTTTGACGGCTTGCAATATATTCACATTTCAATTATGGCAAAGCAATTCGTCGCTTTTTAGATACCGATGGATTTGGGAAAAAAACCTATCAACCAATTTTCTTCATGCAAAGCACATGCCTTTGAAAAATTTTGAAGATGTTTTGATCTTTTACAAGAAGCTCCCAACATATAATCCTATAAGCTTTCGATTTGGCAAAGATGGGAAAAGAAAAGCATCAAATAAAGAATATGAGCAATGGACACAAAAGAGAACAGATAGCAAAGTTAATGCAAATCGTCTACCTACCAGCATATTATCTTTTGATTGTGAATCACGAATTGATTCAATCCATCCAACCCAAAAGCCCGTTGCCCTCTTTGAATACCTAATCAAAACCTACACAAACGAGAACGAACTAGTCTTAGATAATTGCTCAGGTAGCGGTACAACAGCCATAGCTTGCATGAATACCAATCGCCGTTTCATTTGCATTGAGAGGGATGAAACCTATCACCGCAAGTCAATTGAACGAATGAATAACCATGAACCACTGTTTCACTTGGGGGATAAATGCTAAAAGAAAACACGATACACTTGGGGGACTGTTTAGACCTTATGCCCTCTATCCCTAGCAAGTCCGTTGACATGATCCTATGTGACTTGCCTTATGGTACAACGGCTTGCGAATGGGATTCTATTATTGACATGGGCAGGCTTTGGACTGAGTATGAACGAGTGATTAAGGATAATGGTGCTATTGTTTTGACGGCTAACGCTAAATTTACTTTTCTTTTAGGTGCATCAAATATCAAGTTGCTTAGATATAAATGGGTGTGGATGAAAACTAGAAAAACTATGTTTTTACAAGCAAATAAGATGCCATTAAGACAACATGAAGATGTATTAATTTTTTACAAATCGTTGCCAACATATA